TTTGGGCGAGGAGGCTTTTTCCCCGGACAGATCCTTGGAGACATTGATCAGGATGGTCAACGATCCGGGTTGTCTGGTTGGGGTTGCCGATACGGGAGACACTCTTGCCGGTGTCATTATCGCCTCGGCCTATGACTCGATGTTCTCGGACTCAATCTACGCAACGATGCACGTCTGGTACGTTCGTCCAGCGTACCGAGGTGGTTGGACAGGCTACAGGCTTGCCAGAATCTATCGCGATTGGGCCCGCCTGATGGGCGCCAAGACCGCTTACATGGACGTCAATTCGGGTGTGGACAACGAGATGGCGTCAAAACTTGCATATAAGCTGGGATTTAGGCAGATTGGGACGACCCATAAGGCGATGTTTCAATGAACGATAGCGCTCTAAAACACATGCCTGAAGAGGAGTTGAAAGAGCTCCTTGCCTTGACACAGGCAAAGGCGAGGCTTGAGGTGCGGGAGAAGGCATCCAAAAGTTTCATGCCGTTCGCGCATCACGTATATGAGAATTTTATTGAAGGTCGTCATCATAGAATCATTGCGGAAAAACTTGAGCGGGTTGCCAACGGTGAGCTGAAACGCCTGATTATCTGTATGCCACCTCGCCATTCCAAATCGGAAATGGCCTCTTTTTTAATGCCCGCTTGGTTTTTGGGGCGAAATCCAAAGCTTAAAATTATCCAAGCGACACACAACAGTGATCTTGCGGTGCGTTTTGGGCGCAAGGTTCGCGACCTGATTGACGATCCGCACTACCAAGAAATCTTCCCCGACACCAAGTTGAAAGAAGACAACAAAGGTGCTGGTAATTGGCAGACCTCTGCGGGCGGTGAATACTTTGCCGCCGGTGTGGGCGCTGCGGTGACGGGTCGAGGGGCCGATCTTTTCGTAATTGATGATCCACACTCCGAACAAGATGCACTATCTCCGACCGCTTTTGATCACGCTTATGAGTGGTACACCTCTGGGCCTCGGCAGCGTTTGCAACCCGGAGGATCAATCATTGTGGTGCAAACTCGTTGGGGTAAGACGGACCTAACCGGCAGGCTCTTGGCCCAACAGGCCTCAGACCCCATGGCGGATCAATGGGAGGTCGTTGAGTTCCCGGCCATCCTGCCTTCTGATGAGGTCTTGTGGCCAGAGTTTTGGACCAAAGAGGCGATGCTGTCGATCAAGGCCTCGTTGCCATTGGCCAAGTGGTCAGCCCAATGGCAGCAAAAACCAACCTCAGCCGAAGCCGCTATAGTAAAAAGAGAATGGTGGAAGATGTGGGAGAAGGACGAGATACCCCCAGTCAAATACATCATGCAGTCTTATGACACCGCCTTCTCTAAAAAAGAAACGGCTGACTACTCTGCCATCACCACATGGGGTATCTTTGACGAAGAAGAGAGCGGCAAAGAGGCAATCATATTGATGGACGCGAAGCGTGGTCGATGGAACTTCCCGGAGCTTCGCGAGGTGGCTTTTTCTGAGCACGATTACTGGGAACCGGACATGGTGATCGTGGAAAAGAAGGCCTCGGGCGGGCCGCTCATTGACGAGCTTCGCAAGCGAGGCATTCCCGCCGTGGGCTTCTCACCGGGACGCAAAGCCGGTGGCGGTGGTATCGATAAGACGACCCGCATGCATTTGGTTTCCCCTTTATTTGAATCTGGTGTAGTGTGGGCGCCAGAAAACAAGCGGTTTGCGGAAGAGGTCATTGAAGAAGTGGCCTCGTTCCCGGTAGGTGAGCACGATGACTATGTCGACTCAATGACGTTGGCGCTAATGCGATTTAGGCAGGGTGGCTTGATCTCTATCCACGTTGACGAGCAAGACGAAGAGGTTGATTTCATACCTCGCAAACGGGAGTATTACTAATGGCATTGCCACCGCGCTTTCAGGGTTCAATGGTTGATCGGGCCATCGATCCAAACGAGATGGACCCGGAGCTGATGATGGAAGAGGTTCCGGTGGACACGCCAATGGACTTTTCCGACGGTGCTGAGGTCATCGAGGATGAAGACGGATCGGCTGTTGTTCGATCCATGATCGAGATGGCAGAGGCTGACGCAGCTGCTGGTGAGAAGCTGATTGCCTTTGATGACAACTTGGCTGAGTATCTTGAGGATTCTGTTCTCGGGGAATTGGCCACAGAGCTTGTCAGCTCTTACGAGGAGGACCTCGAGTCTCGGTCTGAGTGGGAGAACACTTACGTCAAAGGCCTCGAACTTCTCGGCGCCAAGATGGAAGATCAGCGCACAGAGCCTTTCGAGGGCGCCTCAGCCGTGACCCACCCTTTGGTGTCTGAGTCTGTCGTTCAATTCCAAGCCCAAGCTTACAAGGAACTTCTGCCTTCTGGGGGGCCAGTGCAAACACGCATTGCTGGTATCCAGAACAAAGAAACGGAGTCTCAAGCCGCTCGCGTCAAACACTACATGAACTACCTCGTCACTGAGGAAATGGAAGAGTTTGATCCTGATATGGACCAATTGCTTTTCTATCTCCCGCTGTCAGGTTCCACTTTCAAAAAAATCTACTTCGATCCGATTCTTGGTCGGCCGGTCTCAAAATTCCTACCGGCCCAAGACGTGGTCGTTCCCTACACCGCAACCGATTTGGTAACGACACCGCGCATTACGCACGTCCTAAAGATGACGGACAATGAAATTCGCAAGCAGCAGCTTGCGGGTTTTTATCGTGACGTTGATCTGCCGACAGGTGGTTCCGAAGAAGAGGACGAGGTTGATTCCAAGGTAAACGAAATCCAAGGGGTCTCGAAATCTTTTTCTGATGACGTCCGTACGTTGTTGGAGATGCATGTTGAGTTGGACGTAGAGGGGTTCGAAGACCTCGACATGGAGGGCGAGCCTTCTGGTTTGAAGCTTCCTTACATCGTCACTCTCGACAAAGAGAGCCAAACCGTTCTGGCTATTCGGCGCAACTATCTGGAGGCCGACCCCCTTACACGCCCTGTCCCCTATTTCGTCCATTACAAGTTCATGCCGGGTCTCGGCTTCTACGGTTTTGGTTTGACACACATGATTGGGGGCTTGGGTCGCGCAGCCACCAGCATCTTGCGCCAACTTATTGACGCGGGGACTCTGTCTAATCTACCGGGTGGGTTCAAAGCCAAGGGTATTCGTGTTCGCAACAGCGATGAGCCGATCCAACCCGGCGAGTGGCGCGACATCGACGCTCCGGGCGGTGCCATCCGAGATTCGATCATGCCGCTTCCTTACAAGGAGCCGTCTGCCACCTTGGCGCAGCTGCTTGGGGCTCTGGTGGAAGGTGGTCGTCGCTTCGTTTCCGTTGCTGACCAGCAGGCATCCAACATGGGGCAAGAAGCCCCTGTGGGAACCACCGTGGCGCTTCTTGAACGGGGCATGAAAGTCATGTCCGCAATCCACAAGCGATTGCATTATGCACAGCGCAAGGAGTTCCGCATCCTTGCTCGTATCGTTTCTGACAATGTTCAGGCTTATCCTTATCAGCCCAGCGGAGGCGTACCCCCGGAGACGTTGCAGCAGGACTTTGACGGTCGCGTCGACATTCTTCCGGTGAGCGATCCGAACATCTTCTCGATGGCGCAGCGTGTCGCCTTGGCTCAAGAACAACTGAAGCTTGCCCAGAGCAACCCGCAGATGCACAATCTGCACGAAGCGTACAAGCGTATGTACCAAGCACTGGAAGTCCAGAACATCGAGGAAATTCTTCCTCCCACGCCTGAGCCACAACCCATGGACCCTGCCATGGAGAACGGTCGTGCTGTTGTTGGTACGCCAACACAGGCCTTTCCAGAACAGAACCACGAGTCGCACATCAAGGCGCACGTCACGTTCCTCAAGTCTGCGTTCGTGCAAACCAACCCGATGGCGATGGCCGCACTACAGGCCCATATCCAAGAGCACGTTGCCTTCCTCGCTCGAGAGCAAGCCATGTCCGGTATCCAAGAGCAAATTCAGCAGATGCAGATAGCCGCTCAAACTGGTGCTGTTGATCCTGCCGAGGCCCAGCAGCAAATCATGGGTGTTCAGCAGACGATGCAAGATCCTAACGAGATGAACGCATACGTCGCTTTGCTGCAAGCCCAGATTCTTGAGAAGCTGATCCCTGAACTTAGCCCACCGCCTCCCGATCCGATGGCGGACCCGCTGGTGCAAATCCGTCAGGCCGAGGTCCAGACAAAGCAACAAGAGAACATGATGGATGCCCAGATCGACGCCCAGAAGCTGTCTCTCGAAGGTCAGAAGCTTGAGCAGAAGGCGGCAGCTGAGGCGGCTCGGATCGAACTACAGGAGGAGATTGCGGAGGAGCGCAACGCGGTCAATCGCGAGCGCATCATGATGCAAGTCCAGATGGCCCAACAGCGAAACCGAGGAGGTCAGTAATGCCCACCATCCAGATCAGCATTTTACCCGATATGATCCCTGTCGATAAATACGACGATGATGACGATGGGAAAAGCTGCCCTCTACCAACCAAAGATCCTGAACTCAATGAAGAGAACAAGGAAGGGGCAGTCGAATCCGCTAACTACCGAGACCCCGCCGATAGCGGCGCATTTCGGCTGAGCGAGGTTTGTGGTAACTGCAAGGCGTACAACCAGACCGAAGACATCCTTGATTGTATTGGGGACGACTCTGGGGACCTCGGTTATTGTCAAATCTACAAATTTGTGTGTGAGGCAACAATGACCTGCGACGATTGGGTTGAGGGTGGTCCGATGACGTCAGAGGTTCAGGAGACTTACAGGGACATTATGTAATGGATGTTGTTGATTTCGCAAAGCATGTATACAAAACTATCCGTGAGAGAGAGGAACAACTTTCTCAGTATCTTATGACTGGAGGCCCGAAGGATTGGGAGCAGTATAAGATGACCGTGGGCGAGATACAGGGTCTCTCGTTTGCGGCGGATGAAATCAAGACCCTGCTGGAGAAGAGCGTTGACTACGAAGATGGATTTGACGGGTCTGGGTGACCTTAGTCTCAAACCAACCTCAGTCGATTCGGCTTATATTGCCGCAACGGATCGTGTGTTGGACCCCGCCCTTATCGAAAAAGATTTAATCGATCGACTGCCGCAACCATCGGGTTGGCGGCTTTTGGTTATGCCCTTTCAGGGTGTCGCAAAGACAGCTGGTGGGCTTCACATTCCGGATGAAGTTCGGGATCGCGAGGCGGTGGCAACAGTTGTTGCGTACGTTCTCAAACTTGGGCCCTTGGCTTACAAGGATCCGGGTAAGTTTGGGCCTGATTGCACACCATGGTGTGAGCAGGGTCAATGGGTCTGCATTGGTCGATATGCGGGTTCCCGGTTCAAGATCGACGGCGGTGAGGTTCGCATCATCAACGATGACGAAGTAATCGGCACGATCCTTGATCCACAGGACATCAAGTCAGTTTAAGGAGGCCGACATGGCTGAAGAAAACCAAGACGAAGATCTGGGTCA